TATTGACGTTAGTATTGCTTCTCATTATGAATATACTACATTGATTGAGGACATTACAGCTGTACAGGCTCTAGCATCTTTACGTAAGTTCTATACAGAAGATGCTGGTTATGCATTAGCTAAACAGATTGATAGTGACTTACTTGCCCTAGGTAAGCAGTTTGGTGACGATAACGGGTCTGGTAGTGACTGGGTTCATAGTAACTCATTCTATGCTAACGGTTCTTCTGGTATTGCTGCTTACGCTGTTGATACAGTAGCTGCTGCTGATGACTTTCATGATTTGGCTTTCCGTCAACTCATCCGTCATTTAGATGATAACGATGCTCCTATGGATAATCGTTTCTTCGTCTTACCGCCTGTTGCGCGTGGTTTCATCTTAGGTACTGATCGTTATGTATCTAGCGATTTCGTAAATGCAGGTAAAGTAGGTAACGGTCTCGTTGCTAACTTGTATGGTGTTGATATGTATGTCTCTACCAACTGTCCTATCGTAGAAACATCGGGCGACAACTCAGCTGCTTCTGCCAATACTCGCGGAGCTATTTTCCAGCACAGAGATGCTTCTGTATTGGTTACTCAGCAAGGCGTTAGAAGTCAAACTCAGTATAAGCAGGAATTCCTGTCTACTATGTATACTGCTGATACCTTGTATGGTACTGATGTATTACGTTCTGAGTCTGGTGTCGTTCTCTCTATGATTGACGACTAAAGTAAGTAAAGGGAGGTTGTACTGTCTTAATGATGGTACAGCTTCATCTTTGACTCAACGGATTATATACATAAGACATATACCAGTAACAGAGGATACTAATGAGCAATTATTCCAAGACAACGAATTTTACAGCCAAGGATTCCCTTCCTACTGGTAATGCTAATAAGAAGATTAATGGCTCCTTATTCGACACAGAGTTTGATAACATAGTAACTCATATAGCTACTAAGTCCAATATAGCTAGTCCTACCTTTACAGGAATAGTAACAGCTCCTGATATCACCTTAAACGCTGCTAACCCTGAGATCCTTGGAGGGGACACCGATGGAGTCTTAATAGTAGCTGCAGGAACAACTAACATCCTGGGTAGTGTATTAAAGCTATATGGAGACACTCATGCTACTAAGGCAGGCGATTACGAACATTTAGATGATGCAGGCGTAGTTTATCACTATGATGCCTCTGGAGCCTTACATAACATCACAGGGGCAGTTACTGTATCGGGGCTAATTACAGGCGCGACTGTTACTTCCACTGGTTTGCTTACCGCCACGGCTGGTATAACGTCAGGGTCTAACATAGTTTCTGATGCAGATTCAACAGACAGTCTAGGCTCTACAGGCGTTAGGTGGCTTAAGGGCTGGTTTGATACATTACAGGCTGGCACGTTAGTAGCTGGTGCTGGGTCTATTACAGACACTTCAGGTGCTATTACTTTTGGAGATGAGAATTTAGTTACCACAGGTACATTAGGTTCAGCAGCTTTTACATCTAGTGGTTTAGTTACTGGAGGCTCTTTAGTATTAGCGACTGGAGCGACCTTAACAGGCTTTGCAGATGAAGATAACATGGCTTCTAACTCAGCTACGTTAGGATCTACACAACAGTCTATTAAAGCCTATGTAGATGCACAGCAAGATACTGTGGATACATGGGCAGAAGTATTAGCATTAGGCAACTCTAGTGGTGGTACTAACGTAGTAGTCACAGCAGGACAGGTTCTAACAACTAATACTATCTCTGAAACCTCAGCAGCTAGTGGTGTCACTATTGACTCTGTACTCTTAAAAGACAATGGCGTTACTGCTACAAACTTAACAGGTACGCTACAGACAGCAGCACAGGCTAATATAACCAGTGTAGGAACTCTAACTAGTTTAACTACTGGTGGCGCTATACTAAGCGACACAGACAGCACAGACAGCTTAGGTTCTACAGGGGTTAGATGGCTAAAAGGTTGGTTCGACACCTTGACAGCAGGAACACTAACGATTGGTTCGGGCAGTGTCACAGATTCAAGTGGTGCAATTACATTCGGCAATGAGAACTTAACTCCTACAGGTACATTCGGTGCTGGTGTAGCTACTCTTGCTTCAAGTTCACCAGTAGGCAATCTAACCTTCGCTAATGGAAGCATTACTGATTCAAGCGGTGCAATTACATTCGGCAATGAAAACCTAGTCACTACAGGAACTTTAGGCTCTGGTGCTTTAACAGTTGCTACTAACGCTACTCTTACAGCGGGAGATTTATCCCTCGCAGCAGGGGAGGCCACTATTACTAGTACTATTGGTGGATCAGTTACCCTACAAAGGAATGACACCAGTGTTGGCGCAGGGAATATATTAGGTGAGATTATATTCCAAGGGAATGACACCAGTGGTAATGCAATGACTGATCTAGGTCGGATATATGTAGATGCTGGTGGTGCTCAAAGCGCAGGAGATAACCCCACTAGAATGTTCTTTCAAACTACCCTTGACGGGACTAGTGTATTATCAACCGCCCTTACGCTTAATAATGGTGGAGGCACACATGATGCCACCTTTGCAGGAAACTTAGATATAGTAGCTGCGTTGTCTAAAGGCTCAGGTACATTTAGAATTGACCACCCTTTACCTGAATTAAACGAAACTCACCATCTTGTTCACTCTTTTGTAGAGGCTCCTTTAGCTTCAAACCTCTATGCAGGGATGGTTGGATTAATAGACGGAAAAGCCCATATCAATATTGATGAAGTTTCGGGGATGACGGAAGGTACTTTTGAATTATTAAACCATTTATCAACATGGTCTAGCTCTAATGAGTCTAGCCACAGCTCTGTTATATGTTCTGTCCTTGGTAATATATTAACCATTGAATGCGAAGATATAACCAGCACTGATACAGTATATTGGGAAGTCAGGGGTGAACGTAAAGATAAACACATACTTGAAACCTACTGGACTGATGATGAAGGCCATGCAATTGTAGAGCCTGAGAAGACTACGCCAAAAGCCATTCTTATCCGGAAGTATGGGAAAGGAAGTCCTGAATATATAGAAGGAATGACTCTATCTGAGTTAAAGGATGAACCTGGCTATAAAGCTACTGAGGCTGACAAAGCTAGTCTAGCTGAATTGCTTGGGAAACTATAATGACTACACTTAACTACTCAGAGCAGATGCTCAAGTCTAAGACAGTCTGGTTAGGCATCTGTGCAACTATACTGCCCTATGTAGGCTATTACTTCACAGAACAGCTTACACTAGCAGCAGCTATCACTAACTCTGTAGTCGGTATAGCTGTAATAGTGTTAAGGCTAATTACAACTCAGCCTATATCAGCTAAATAACAAGGAATGCTTAGTATGTCAGATAAGGAAGCTCTAAAAGACTTGAACGCTATGGTGCATAAGCACTTAGCAGTTATAATTATATGGGGAGCTGTTATACTAGGTGGCTGCTTAGGCTGGTATACCTCTACATTGCTAAATATAACTGAAGCAGTTGCTACCACAGAACAGAAGTCTATTAATAACGAGACAGTTCTACTTAGACACCTTGAACAGGGTACTAGTATTACTAACGACATTAATGACATTAAAGTAGAAGTAGGAATAATTAAAGGTCTACTAGAAACTGAGGAAGACTAATTAATGCTTAACCCACTTAAGTTTCTAACAAGCGGTGTAGTAAACTCTGTAGAGAAGATAGCTCTAGAGTTTATTGATACAGACAAAGAGTCAGCTGAGGCTAAGTCGATGTTTGTTAAAGTACTAGACCCTAATGGTAAGATGCGTAGAGACTTGTCTACCTTTGCTAGTAGAGCTTATGGGTGCTATCTAGCTGTAGCGTTGTTTCTAATAACTATGCACTACTTTGGCTTTGGTGAGCCTGAGCAATCAGAACAAGCCTTAGCAGCCATAACAGAGCTATTCAGACCTATAACTACTTCATGGGGTTTAATTGTAGCAGCTTCATTTGGTGTTAATGCTACTAACTCAGTAAAGGACGCTAAATAATGGCTTATGGTTATAACGATGGTGGCGGCTATACTGATCCTGAAGCCTATAGAATACCAGGATCATTAAATCCTGATGGCTCTGTAAACAATCCATTAGCTGACTTTGATACAGCAGCCAATCAAGAGCCTCTAGGTAGAGACACAGCTCCTGTGACAGGTGGTGATCCTGTATATAACACAGCCGCTAAGATAAACGACTTAGAAAAACAAGGTTATACGTTTGTAAGGACTAACCCTTATGGTGTTCCTGGTGGTGCAGGTGACTTATATGCGTGGAGTGATCCACAGACAGAAGAGTTATTAGCATGGTTAGACTCCGTAGACTGGACTGACCCTTCTACATGGGCAGGTGTTATAGCTCCTGATGGTACTGTAGTAGTTCCACCGCCTGAGATAGCTCAGACAGCTCCAGTACCAGCTCCAGTACAAGCTCCAGTACAAGCTCCAGTACCAGCTCCTGTACCAGCTCCAGTACCAGCTCCAGTACAAGCTCCAGTACCAGCTCCAGTACCAGCTCCAGAACCAGAACCAGAACCAGAGCCAGAACCA